TTGGTTGACACACACTATATACATGTTATACTCTTTGTAACAGTTAGATATAGGAGCAAGATATGGCAAAAGGCAAAAACTTATTAAAGCCAGGCACTCGTAAGAAAAAGCCAGTAATTAGAAAGCAACGCAGTAAAGCACAAGACCCTGATTGGTCAACGGCATTGCAAATGAGCGGACAAGCCTATCATAAACACAAGATGGTTTCAGTTGATTGGTATTACCAAGAACGTAAACCTATAGAACTGTTTCCTGATTTACTTGCATGGATGAAAGAAAATCAGTATAGCAAAGACGATATTGCTACTATGAAACGTCATGGACACAACGGAATGGTGTATGCAAGTATCTATGCAAGGTGTTTGAGACAAGGAATGCCGGATATACATCCTGAACACAATGCACACTGGCAAACACTAGCAGGCACTGTTGGCGATGTACAACCAACCACAGATTATGTGAAGAAGAGTGTCAAAGAAGCAATGGCAAGAACTATGCCAGCACCAAAGTCAGTAGTGGATAACACAAAGCCAGCAGTTGCACGTAAGACTATACAGGAAAACATGCGTGATAAGACCATGGATATCGAAGGTGCAGTGCATGAACTAGTTGATCAGTTTATGGCAAACGACTGTAAGGACCCTGACAAGTACAGTCTTATGAAATTGCTACGTGATGAAGGATGTCCTCCACAAACAATAGATATTATTGCTGATCCACTTAAGGCACAACTAAGTGAGATAAATGAGTTGATGAATCCGCCTAGTAAAAAAGAACAGGCTAAAATGTCAGAACAAGAACTTGATATGATAGCACAACTTGAAGAAGGATATAGCTACTTAGGCAAACTACAGATACGTGCAATGCAAAAGTTTCTTGAACGTGCAGTTGCTGAGTGTGCAAGTTATGTCCAGGTTAAGAAAGCAGACAGGGCGCCACGTGTAGCAAAACAAAAGACACCTGCACAGTTAGTTCGTAAGTTTAAGTATCTAAAGAAGTTTGAAGAACTGGGACTTGTGAGTGTTAGTGCAGAGAAGATGGTGCATGGTACAGAAGCCTGGCTTTATAATACAAAAACACGTAAGTTGATCTATATAGTTGCTGATGAAACTATAAAAACATACAGCATAAAGAGTAACAGTGTAATTGGTTTTGATCCAAACAAAAGTGTACAAAAAACACTGCGTAAACCTGTAGAACAAATTAAAGAACTAATGAAAGGCGGCAAGCCTAACAATAGAAAACAGTTCGCCGGGATTAAAGCAACTGAAATAAAGTATAACGGTCGCGGCAATGAACACGTAGTAATACTCAAGGCTTGGTAATTTACATAAATACTGTCATAGGATGGTATTATGGCAGAAGCACAACAAACACTTGATCAAACATTAGAAACTAAGAAGCAAGAAACATTTGACTACGTTAAGTTGCAGTTAGGCGAAGGCATAATTGACACTGAACTTGATGCTAGTCATTATGAGGCAGCTTACCAAAGAACAATTGGTACTTATAGACAACGTGCAGAAAATGCTTTTGAAGAAAGCTATAACTTTCTAACTCTTGGCGATGGCAATAACATCTATACCTTGCCCAGAGAGATTAAAACTGTAAGACAAGTTTTTCGACGTACAATTGGCTTTAGCAACGGCGGAGAAGGACAAGCATTTGAACCTTTTAGTGCTGCCGCCTTAAACACATATCTTCTAAACGGAAATCAAATGGGCGGACTTGCGACATACGATTTCTATTCACAGTATGTAGAACTTACTGCTAAGATGTTTGGCGGATTTTTAAATTATAATTACAATAGTGCAACCAATCAATTGACATTGATGCGTGATATTAAAGGCGAAGGGGAGACTGTCCTACTTTGGTGCTACAACTTACGTCCAGAAGTACAACTACTCACAGACTTTTCTACAATGCAATGGATAAGAGATTATATGGTTGGTAACTGTAAACTGATTATTGGAGAAGCTAGAGAAAAGTTCGCAACAATTGCTGGACCACAAGGCGGAACTGCACTTAACGGTGCACAGATGAAAGCAGAAGGTAATGCTATCATGGATGCCAAAATTGAAGAACTTAAACTCTATGTTGACGGATCTCAACCATTAATGTGGGTAATTGGCTAATGCGTGTCGAAGAGTTTGTTACTAAACCTGAGATTGTCAACGAGCACGAAATGGTGTTCAGTAGATCGGGAAATAAATTAAAAACAAAATGGCGTTGTACTAGCGGTACAAGAAGAGGTCGTGTTGTTGGTAATGCCAAAGACTGTGATGCACCTATCGATCAACGTAAGCGAGCACAAATGAAAGTGACTCGCAAAACAAAAAGCAAAGTTGCCGCAAGAAAAGCAAAGAAGACCAAAAGAGTCAATCCAGCAAGTAGATTGCTTGGCATGCTGAACAAACTGCGTAAAGGCAGTGTTAGTTCAGGAGGCAAAGTTCAAAAAGCATACAAGCCACCAAAGACAAGCCTTAAAGGCACAGTTGGCACAAAGAAAACAGTCAAGACAAGAAAATAGGTTGACATAGTTTCATTTAGTGCTATAATGATACTATGGATATTATGATAGATATAGAAACTGTAGGTACTGGCCCTGACGCTTGTATTCTTACAATAGCGGCCCAAACCTTTGATCCACTTAGTATTGGTTACCAAAAACAAGATTACTATGCAAGAGTTGATGTAGACAGTCAACCTGACAGAGAAGTAGATGACTCAACTGTAGAATGGTGGGCAACACAACCACAAGAAGCACAGGATGAAGCATTTGGTGAAGAAGGTAGAATACCACTAAAGCAAGCACTTGAGGAACTGAGCAAGTTGTGTTTCCATTGCAAACTAACTTGGGCTAATGGTACAACATTTGACATGGTTATACTTGAGAATGCATTCAAACAACTTGGATTACCTATACCGTGGCAATTTTGGAATGTAAGAGATGCACGTACGGTATATAGTTTGTATCCAGACTTGCCTAAGCCACGTGCAAGTCACCATGCACTAGAAGATTGTAGAAGACAAATTGATTTACTACAACAAACACTTAAACACCTAAGGGTAGCAGGACTTAAATGATAGTTGGTATTTGCGGACTTATAGGCAGCGGCAAAGGAACTGTTGCTGACATATTAGTAGAACAAGGGTTTACTAAAGTGAGTTTTGCTGACAAACTCAAAGATGGTGTTGCAACTATTTTTGGTTGGGATAGATCATTGCTAGAAGGTGATACCGACGAAAGCAGATCATGGCGTGAACAATCAGATGATTTTTGGACACAAGAGACTGGTAGGACTATAACACCAAGAATAGTATTGCAAGAATTTGGCACAGAGTGTATGCGTGATGGGTTTGACAACGGTGTATGGGTAAGTCTTCTAAAGAAACAAATGATAGACAATCCTGGAAACTACGTTGTACCTGATGTGCGTTTTCGCAACGAACAAAACATGATACGTGACCTTGGCGGGAAAGTTTGGCAAGTAAAAAGAGGTAAGGACCCTGAATGGTTTCAGCGAGCAATATTAGATAATGCAAACTCAGATACAAGTAACTTAATGAGTGGCTTTGATGTTCACGAAAGCGAATACAAGTGGATAGATGTAAACAGTCGATTTGATTGTATTCTTTATAATAACAGTAGCCTCAATGATTTACAATCATTGGTCCTCAACAAGATCGCCGACCTTCCAAGGTAAGTCAAGCCTTACTATTTCCACACTGCAATTTAAACAGATACTTCTAAGATTCGCAAGATTGCTATTCTTTAAATTTCCATCAACATGATATACTAATATTTGTGCTCCGCTTTTAGCAACAAATCCACAACGATCGCATAGTTTCTTTTTTTGATAACCTTCTAGTTGCCAACGCGGAACTGGAGCTTTGATTTGTCTATTTTTGCGTGTACAACTGTCACATCTACTTCGATAGTGTAATTTATCATTTTTAATATAATTTATTGCTACCAGACGGCGGTTACAAGCACTGCAAATAGGTCTATCCATACGGATATTTATCTACACAAACCTTTGCAAAGGGCAGTCTACATCGCAATATTTGGAAGATTCTTATAAATATCATTAAGAGATTATATTTTAAAGGAAGTGAAAAAATGGCACTAACATCACCAGGCGTAGAAGTTACAATAATAGACGAAAGTAATTATCTTCCGGCCGCAACAAATTCAGTACCTTACATTTTGATAGCAACTGCTCAAAATAAAGTAAGCGGTACAGGAGTCGGAGTAGCCGCAGGAACAACGGCAGCAAATGCAAATAAATGTTACTTAATAACATCACAAAGAGATTTAGCAAACACATTTGGAACACCGTTCTTCTATAGTACATCTGCAGGAACAAGCATTAACGGATACGAACTTAATGAATATGGATTACTTGCAGCCTACAGTACATTGGGCGTAAGCAACAGAGCATACGTACAAAGAGCAGATGTTGATCTAAGCCAACTTACTGCAACACTAGTAAGACCAACAGGTGATCCTGCAGATGGTGTATACTGGTTCGACACAGGTGTATCAGCATTTGGTGCATTTGAATGGAGTGCAACTACAGAAACATTTACTAACAAAGTGCCTACAGTTATTACAAATGTGTCTGACTTAGTTGGTGGCGTTTCAAGTGGAATACCACTAGCAAGTATAGGTAGTATTGGCGACTATGCAGTGAATACAACAAATACAAACAATCCTGTGTATTATAAGTCACCAGGTAATGTTTCGAGTGATCCAGCAGTGACAGCAAATAGTTGGGTGCTTGTTGGAAGCGATGCATGGAAGAACTCATGGCCAACAATTATTGGAACTGCTACTAATCCAACTCTTACTGTTGGAAATACAATGATATTAAACGATGTCACTGTTGCAATGACTGGTACAACAATTACAACTGCCGCTTCAGATATCAATAGTGCATCAATATCTGGTATAAGTGCAACAGTAGCAAATGGAAAACTGCAGATATTTGTTGATTCAAATGGAACTAATGACGGATCAACTGATAGTGGTAATGGTATATTAATGGTAGACGCAGGAACTGGAACAGTACTTGCTGATTTAGGTATTACTGTAAGCGGCGACAAGCCTTACTATGCACCTGTTATACACTTTGGATTTAACTATAATAATCCAAGTTGGGCCGCTACTGGAACAGAGCCTCATCCAACAGGAAGTGTTTGGTATAAATTAAACAATGTGAACACAGGTGTAAATCTTGTTGTGAAGCAGTATTCAGCCGCAACTGATACTTTTACGACATTAAGTACACCAGTTCATTTTAGCGATCAAGCTGCGAATAAAACATATGACCCTGCAGGTGGTGGAACAAACATTCCGGTTGGATCATTGTATGTTGAATACAATTGTTTGCGTGCTGATACATATGTCTCTAAATTTTATCAAAGATATGTAACTGGTGCAACTTTAGTAACTGGTACCTTAACAACACCAACTTTTGTCGCTGAAGAAACTTTTACAATACAGGCTAGTGCAAAAAATACTACTACACTTACTGCCGCAGTAACTGCAACTGTAAAAGGAACAACAGCAACTGATTTTGTAACTGCATTTACTGCAGCCAACGTAGCAAATACAACTGCAAGAGTTTTATCAACTGGTGCAGTACAAATTGAACATACAGAGGGTGGCGTAATTTTACTAGTAGATACAAGTGGAACGCCAGTTGCTGATGCAGGAATAACAATAGGAGTTACTACAGGACAAGTGAGAACTAACCCAGCTGGTGGAATCATCCTTAGTAACTGGATACCATTAGGTTTTGGTAACACACCTGCATATACTGCTAGTTCAACTGCTCCAAGTATTGATCCAGCAGATGGAACAAATTGGTATTATAGTGCAACAGACGAATGTGATATTATGATTCAAAGTGGTGGCACATGGAAAGGCTATCAAAATGTTACCTCAGACATAAGAGGATTTGATCTTTCTACTACTAGTCCAAATGGACCAATAGTAGCCGCGAGTGCTCCAACAAAGCAAAGCGACGACAGTGCATTAGTATATGGTGATATATGGATTTCAACCTCAAACTTAGACGAATATCCTGACATATATAGATGGGAAAGTGTAAGTTCGGTTGATCAATGGGTAGAAATAGATAACTCAGATCAAACAACACAGAATGGAATACTATTTGCTGATATGCGTTGGGCAGGTAACGGAACAACAGATCCTATTACTGGTGATATTCCTACTATAAAAAGTTTATTAACAAGCGACTATGTTGATTTAGACAAAGCAGATCCTTCACTTTATCCTGAAGGAATGCTAGTGTGGAATATGAGACGTAGTGGATTTAACGTAAAGAGTTTCCAAGCTGATTACTTTAATGCAGCTGACTTTCCGTTTGCAACATATGGAGCCTTACCTACTGTAAAAGATGCATGGGTTACTTCAAGTGGATTACAATCAAATGGAGCAATGTTTGCTGGAAGAAAAGCAGTAAGAAATATAGTAGTAAAAGCGTTAAAAGCAGCAGTAGATGGTTCACAAGAATTGCGTGAAGAGCAAAAAATATTTAACTTGCTTTCTTGTCCTAACTATGAAGAATTAGCAAGTAACTTAGTTGCACTTAACAATGAGCGTAACAATACAGGATTCATTTTAAGTGATGCTCCAATGCGTTTAGCAGACACAGGTACAGACATTACAAATTGGGCAACCAATGCTAATGGCGATGGCTTAACAACTGCTGATCCATACTTTGGTGTGTTTTATCCAAGTTGTCAAACAACTGACTTATCAGGAACAACAGTAGTTGCACCATCAACACACATGATGCTTAGAACAGTTGTGCGTTCAGATGATGTAGCGTTTCCTTGGTTAGCACCAGCAGGTACTAGACGTGGTACTGTTGACAATGCAAGTCAATTAGGCTATGTAAATGCACAAACAGGAGAGTTTACGCAAACTGCTGTGAGACAAGGTTTAAGAGATACACTTTATTCTAATAGCATAAACCCAATTACGTTTATTCCTGGGTCAGGTATCTTAAACTATGGAAACAAAACTACATTTAGTGGAACATCTTTAGATAGAATAAACGTTTCAAGACTTGTAGCATTTATTAGAGGAAGACTAGAAACGATTGGTAAGAACTTTGTATTTGAGCCAAATGATACTACAACACGCGATGAGATTAAGAATGCTATCGAGAGCTTGATGATTGATCTAGTAGCAAAGCGTGGTATATATGACTACCTGGTGGTATGTGACGAATCAAACAACACACCAACAAGAATTGATGCCAACGAACTATATGTTGATGTTGCAATTGAGCCGGTAAAAGCAATTGAATTCATCTACATACCGGTTAGAATTAAAAACACAGGTGAAATAAGTGCTGGTAACGTAGCAAGTTCAGGAACCATTTCATACGGTAGTTAAAACCTACAAAACAAATTTAAAATGAGGTTTAGGCCTCATTTTTTTGTGGCGAAATTTAGATAAATAATATTTGTAATAAGGAGAATTAGAAAATGGCCGTATCATCGCTAACAAGAATGACAGTTCCTTTGGCATCAGACCAATCAAGTCCAACTCAAGGACTGTTAATGCCAAAACTAAAATATCGCTACCGGGTGGTATTTGAAAATCTTGGCGTGTCTACACCTAGAACTGAACTTACCAAACAGGTAATGACTTTTACTAGACCAACTATAAACTTTGAAGAAATTGAAGTACCAATCTACAACAGTAGAATTTATCTTGCTGGACGTCAAACATGGGACGCCGTATCAGCAACATTTAGAGATGACGCTGGCGGAAACGTAAGTAGACTAATTGGTGAGCAAATACAAAAGCAAATGGATACACTAGAGCAAGCATCAGCTAGTTCAGGTATCGACTACAAGTTTACAACACGTTGTGAAGTATTAGATGGTGGTAACGGAACAAGCACACCAAACGTACTTGAGACATGGGAACTATATGGTTGCTTTTTAGTAAATGCAAACTATGGTGATTTAGATTATGGATCAAACGATCCAGTAACTATTGAAACATCAATACGTTATGACAACGCAGTACAGACACCACTTGGAACAGGAATCGGAGCAACAGTAGGAAGAACACTGGGTGACGTCGTAACTGGCTAATTAAGTTAGAGGAGTAACTTATGGCTTTCGGTGAAGACTTTCTCAAAGGATTCTTTGGTAACGATTTCTTAAAAGACTATACACATGCGAGTAAGACTTTCCGTAGCAATAACGGAGCTCTTTCTCCACGTCGTAAATTTCTATTTCATGTTGTATTCAATCTAAACGTACAACAGATTCCACAACTTGCAAATGTATTTCAAGTTAACGATTTAAGTAATCTTAACCTGCTTGTCAAAGAAATTAAACTTCCATCATATAAGTTTTCAGTTGAAACAATGAACCAATACAACAGAAAACGTAAGGTTCAGACACAGATAGATTACGATCCAATCACATGTATAATGCATGATGATACTAGCGATCTAAGTAGAACACTATGGTACAACTATTATTCATACTATTATAAGGATGCAAGTCAAAAGTATTTTGATGCCGCAGTAACAAATGGAAGCCTTGGACCAAATGCACAAGGAGTTGATCCAGGTGCAGCATTTCCTTATGGCTTTAGAGACATATACACTCAGGATAGAGAAATCAACGACTGGGGGTATATCGGTGAAAGTTATATGGATGGTGCTAGAGGTGGAAAACCTGCATTCTTCCGTGACATTACTATATTTGGTATGAATGATCATAAATGGGCAGCCTACACTCTGGTTAATCCTATTATTAGTAGTTTTGAACACGACACGTACAACTATTCAGAAGGTGCAGGTATTATGCAAAATACTTTTACCTTTGATTATGAAACAGTTAAGTATTATCATGGAGCATTAACTGGCGGTAAACCAGATGGTGCTATTCCAAGTTTTGCAAATCCAGCAAACTACGACACAATTACATCACCATTGTCAAGGCCAGGAAGTGCTGGAACAATATTTGGACAAGGTGGATTGGTTGATGCCGCTGGTGGTATAATAACTGATTTGAGTGCTGGTAACCTAGCAGGAGTTGTTGGAGCAATACAGAAAGGTGGCACTGCCTACGAAACATTTAAAGGCAGAGATCTACAGGCAATATTAAAAACAGAATCAGAGAATATAGCACGTTCTCAGATAAAACAAGACTTGCCTGGTGCGGCTCGTGGTGTACTTTTTCCAAAGGCACCTATAGCACAGGATGTTGGTAGTAAAGCTCCAGCAGGACTTAAACCTATACCTACAACTGTTGAAGCGAGACCATATACGAACCTAACTAAACCAGTAACCATTCCAGATCAAACTAAAACGAGTTAATAATGCCCACAGTAAACTATACAAACCCAGATACAGATCCCACAGTAAGATTGTTTGATGAGTTTTACAAACGTGAACTTGTTATTGATTCAAATGTATACGATACTGCATTGAGTTTTTTTACAAATATATTTGCTGATGGTGATGCAGCTAAGAATTTTACACTGAGTGTTTTTACTATCAGTGAAGATAGTGGTACTCCTGTTGAAACTCTTCTAAGCGAATTAAGCAAACAAAATAAAATTCAAATAACTGCTACACTGGCATATTATTTAAATAACCAACGTAGCAATGCCACACTGCTTGGTATTACCAATACTCCTATTCCTAATCAATATACTGCTCGAAACATACTCATATAGGTGAGTTATGTCAAAGTTTCAACAAGGCACCTACACAGTAATGAATCCGCAAAAGTATGCCGGCAAAGGTGCTCCAAAGTTTCGTAGCGGATGGGAACTGGCATTTATGCGATTCTGTGATAGCAACGATCATATTATAACATGGTCAAGCGAGTCCCTAGCAATTCCTTATCGTAATCCGCTAACTGGTAAGCCAACAAGATATATTCCAGACTTTCTAATACAATACAGAAATAAAAACAATCAAGTAGTTACTGAGGTTATTGAGATCAAACCCAAAAAGCAAAGCATACTTGAGAGTAAAGCCAGCAACAGAGACAGAATGGTTGTTGCAGTGAACTATGCAAAATGGGATGCCGCACAAAAATGGTGCAAACGTAACGGTCTCACTTTTCGAGTTGTAACTGAAGAAGATATATTTCATCAAGGAAAAAAACGCCGATAAGTATTGGCATGGATAAAATAGATTTTTGGGGCGGATGTCATGGCAACTTTTTGGAAGTCATGCTGGAAATGTTTGTGTATGGTAACGATACCATGAAAGGCAAACAGTTGTTTAACAGTGCTGGAGCCGCACATCAAAAATCTAAAAATAGAGACTATAGGCCGATAATACTTGCTAGACATTATTCAAAAAATAATGTGCCATTCAATGATGATGATAACGTAATTGAAATACACTGTTGCGAAGAGTATCGCCTGGCAGCTCTTACTAATTCACTTTTACGTGCAGGTGATGAAGAAATAGATATCTATAATCTGCATCAAAATACAATCGCTAAATTTAAGGCAGTATCAAAAGCCTACTTAGATCTAGATGATCTTATCCGAGAACATGGTGTACAAGAGAACTATGATAGACAGATTCTGCGAAATTATTTTTACAGTAAATTTGAATATGATCAATACGGTATTTCGATGTGGAATACTTTTAAGCATACAGGACAAAAATATGTGTTTCCAATATCCGCTTTTTACAACTTAGAAGAATTTTATTACCATTTGAATCAATGTGCATATTTCTTAAATTTAAATTTTTATCCAACTACAGAAACCGCAAACACTTGGAACGACTTTATCTTACGTAATCAAGGTTATCAGAGTCAAAAAAAGTGTAATAAAATCATTCAAAGTGTCTTAGCATCTGTAGAATTATCTACGGAAAATTTAACTTTAGTTGAGGAAGCATATATCGCACATCGTCTAGCAAAACTATTTAGATGTTATGACCATCCATTGTTGACTGATGAAACGTTCCCTACAAACACAATTCAAATTGCTGATGCAATTTATACCTGGAAAAGCAAAGATTATGCTACCAAAACAAAGTAAATAAGTACAATGAAAACTTGCGAACTATGTAACATTAGATTTACATGTGATAGTGATTTCACCTGTTGGTGTATGCTAGAGCCAGTTGTAGAATGGAATCAAAAGTTACAAGATTGCGTATG